GGTGCAAGATACAGGAAGATTGGCGCTTGACATTAGCTCTTACTGTGTCAACTGTAAGCTTGATGAGGGACGAGGTGTTAATAGATTTATAAATACTATCGGAGGTGCGAAGATTGATGGCGGTGTTAACACGGTTGACTGCATTCTAGACGGTTTTTATTATGACGGTCAAGTAAACGGGCAAGGCTCAGTAAACGGCTATGCTTTTAGAGCTATCGGTAAACGTGCGAAAGTAAAGAACGTAGAGGCAATAAATTGTGGCGGTTCTGGTATTAATAGTTTAACCAATGGTTCTATTGACGATGACTTACAAATCAAGTGGGAAAATGTGCGTATAGTTGGTGTTACTAATGGAGATGGTTCAAGCTCAACCTTTAACGGTAAGCCAATTATGCTTAAACATGACTCTGCTGGTGACTTAGATCTCGAAATTGTGAACGTGGAAGTCCATAACGCCGCCGCCGTGGGGCAATTGGATGCCAACAATGTTCGGGGCAGCCTAAAGCTAGTTAATAACTCACTATTTACCTTTAACAACAACACAGCAGGGAAAACTAAAAATATTCACTTAGAACTAGGGTTAGTGGATTCCATCTACAATGTTGTTAATGATGGGACAAACGGTGGAAGTGAGGATGTGCAGTTTTTCTTAAAAGAGTTTGACGGTAATTCGGAACTTGATATTGAGTATAGTTCTGATGTTGTTGTTTCTGGTAGCGGCCCTATTCGCTCAACCAGAACGCGACAAATTCGCTTTGATAATTGTACTGATTTTCATATCAGTGATTTAACTGGTAACGGAACAAGTATGGTTTGGATTGCCGGAACTATGTCGAGAGGTATAGCTCACGGATTAACTGGTGATTATTCTGACGGATTGATATTTGAATCTGGAGGCACTACATACACCGCCAACAAAGGTTTATATGCTGACTGTATTAACTCAGGTGCTGGTGGTTATGTAATATCATCTACCGCAGTTCAGGATAACTTACTATAGAGGAGGAATCATGTTAGAAATTTTAGGTAGTGTATTAGGGTTCGGTGCTAGCATCGTCCCTTCTGTTATGGGGTACTTCCAGGACAGTAAAGACAAAGCGCATGAGTTAGCGCTCCATGAGAAGATTGCCGCATCCAATATCAAGGAAGCCCAAATCTCAGGTGAGTTAGCTAATTTAGCTCTTGAACTAAAAGCTGACATTGCGAGCACTAAAGCATCGCATAAGCCAATGGTAATGACAGGTGTGACCTGGGTCGACGCATTGCGCGGTTCTGTAAGACCTGTAATAACATATTGGTTTATGGGCTTATACTCGTACAGCAAATATGTGACGTACGTCCAGGGTGGAGATATGTGGACATCCTGGGACCAGACACTATTAGCTACTGTTATTAGCTTTTGGTTTGGTGAGCGGCTCATACGTAAGGTTATGAAGTGAGGGTAGTCAATACTGATATTATCAAGGCTTGTGAAGGACTACGCCTTGATGCTTATCTTTGCCCTGCTAATGTATGGACAATAGGCTATGGACACACTCGGACTGCTAAATCTGGACTCCATATTGATGAATCTGAAGCAGAAAATTTGCTGCGTATAGATTTAGCTCAGACAGAATTATTTGTCTCCAGATATGTCCATTTGGAGCTAAATCAGAACCAATTTGATGCATTATGTAGTCTTGTTTTTAATATTGGTTCAGGAAACTTTAAAGCTAGTACTTTAAGGATGAAGCTAAACAGAGGTGATATAGAGGGTGCTGCGGCAGAGTTTCCTAAGTGGAGAAAAGCGGGAGGTAGAGTCCTCCCAGGCTTAGTTAAACGTCGAGCTCTGGAGCAAGCTCTCTTTAGGTTTCCGGTCCAAGGACCTGAACCACTGTCTCCAAGTCCCACGCCACAAAAGCAATGCCACCAACCTTCTGAATCTCCGCGATATTCCATTCTTGGAGCTTGGAAGGCTTGTTGGCGCCGTACTTAACCTCTATAGCGAAGAATCTACCTTTAGGCGTACATCCCACAATGTCGGGTATACCATTGCGGTTACAGAGTATAGTCTTGAAGACCCAGAACTTATTAGCTTTGAGCCACTTCAAGATTTTACTTTGTACTTTGGACTCACTCATTTCTGAATGCCTTAAAGATTGGAAAGCGAGGCTTCCCGTATCTACTTACTTCTTGGTACTTGAACGTAACTTCTTTCCCTTTGAACTCTTCTTGGTTTTGCCATATCTTGTGGCGCATGGCCATGTCAAAGCCGCTTCCGATTTTGAACTCAACCCCATTCCACTGAACAACCAAAGCACCAAGAGTATCGGCAGGCACCATCCCTTCTTTACTATGTGAACGTTTAGTCTGACCAAGCTCTCCCAGCTGTGCTGCATTGCAGTTAGTCTCCAGTTCTTCAAAGCCTATGACAACAGCTTCATCATCGTGCCATACTTTTAGTTTTAATAAATAACCTTGTTTTACAGTGCTGCGCCCACGTTTGTAGGGTCCCTGGCAGGAGCGCACCATTGCACCCTCATACCCCTCACTAATACATTGAGACCAGAAAAACTGTAGCTCAGTAGCACTATGGATTACAGTATGCTCTACCATGCGAATGTACGGACTATCTAGCTCTTCTACTATATCTTTAGTCTTGTTATAGCGGTCCCAAAAGCCGAACATATCTAAGTCAAAGTTATCAAACACGTTAAGGTAGAATTTAGGTTCACCTGTTACGCTCATAACTCCAGACTGCACGTTGTTAAGGTCACCCTCAGCTAACATTAGCTCACTGTCTAACCCATGCTGTTGTAACTTCATAAGCTCTTTCTGGATAAACTTATTAGGTATGCGCTTCATATTACGACTGAATGGAATACCATCAGCCATAATGCAACGTATGCCATCAAGCTTAGGTGAAGCTAATACAGGATATTCTATCTTGTCAAGGTCAGGTGTTTGCGATGCAGCAAGCATCGGCTTAAAAAGTAAAGTCATAATGTTTCCTTATAGTAGACCGAATCTACGAAGTTGGTTTTGTTAATCGTGACTGTCTTAAATACTTGCTCCGACAGTCCGCCTTTGACGAGCATAAAATGTACTCGTATCGGGTCTTTTCTTTGTATATTACATTGCCGAGCACGGCGTTGAGTATGTCGTGCAGTCGAAAAGTCTTGGCTGTAAACAATAAGGTTATCAAAATTGCTAAGGTCAACACCCTCAGCGTAAGAAGTAGCTTGTAAGAGAAGGGACTGCTTAAAGTGTCTCTCCAACTTAGTTCGTTCAGCCTTATAGTTATACATAATGACGTTAGTAGAATTATCACCAAACTGGTCAAGGACATAGTCAATCTTCTCCTGGTTAGCGAGCACTAAGTACTCTTCATCAATCTTAGCTACACCACCTTCAAGCATATGTAGACTGACACGTAACTTACTTTTAGTGTCACATACAAGTGTACGTTCAACACCCCATAATGTTTGGTCTAAGAAAGCTAATTCATCCGTAACTAAGTCATTATATAATTTCTTAGTCTTTTTACTTAGCTCTATATAATGCTTAACGTCTTCTGGCTCATGCTCAAAACCAAGCTCTTTACGAGTCTTAGTTATGAACAAGTGCTCTACAACACCAAGTATCATATCTTCATGACAACGGTCATATTGGCGTATTTTCATGCCTGCTATTTCTAGCTCATACGACTTACCATATAATCTAAACCATTGATAGAAGTTCTTATGCTTTCGCCAAGGGCTCCAACTACTTAATTGGAACTGATGGAAAAGCATTTGAAGACCTTGTGCATAAGGTGTTGCTGATATATATACTATAGGTTTACGAGTTAATAATAACTTAAGTTTCTTCCACATACCGCTAGGCTTAGGGAAGGAACTAATATAGTTATGGCTCTCATCTAATAGTACTAAATCAAAGTCACTCACTATCTTATGAGCTTGATGATAATTAGTTACCATATAGTCTTTAGTATGCTCAAAAGCTTTAAGCGTGTCGTTCCAGCCATCCAAGGCTTTCTTTTTAGTTATCACCAAGACTCTCTTGGCCGCAGATTTCTCTGCGACTAAAAGAGCTGTAAGAGTTTTCCCTGTCCGTTCTTCCATTGCTAGATATACCATCATGTTCTCACGAAGTATATCTAGCGCCTGGGTAGACAACTCTTCTTGGTGCTTATACGGCTTCAAAGAATCTACCCCATATAGTGCCGCCAAACTTCTTAGTAATATCAGTAGGTGCGAAAGTATCACAACCATAGTCACCACTAATATAGCTAATATGTACTTCTTTAGCATGAGGTAAGAAATGTTCATATATCTCACCTCCACCAATAACCCAGCAATTTAGCCCTAAAGCTTCTTCTAATGTTATAGTCTCAGCTTCTAAGAAGTTAGGGTCCCTAGTAAGTACTAGATTCTTACGACCAGGTAAACCATTCTTAAATGGTAAAGAGTCCCAGGTCTTACGCCCCATAACAACAGCAGCACCTTTAGTTTTCTTAGCAAAGTGCTTCATATCAGCAGGACACTTCCAAGGAATACCTCCCGCCTTACCAATACCGCCTGCTTCATCTTGTGCCCATATTAGTTTAATCATAACTTAGTAGTCGCTATAGTTGTTGGACGTTGAATCTGCTGCATAGTACCTGGGCATTTGCCGTAGAACGCACAGAAGCGCTTGCTACAGAACATATACTTAGGGTTAGGGCGCAAGATGCTTTCAATAGGTGCTACGTCTAACATAACTAAGTCAAGAGTATCAAGCATGATGTTAACTAAGTCTTTAGCTTGAGGAACGTTAGACTCCATTGGAATTATCGCTCCTTCTGGGACCTTTTTAAGGACTACAGACTGGATAAGATTATGTTTTACATCAACACCGTTTTCTTGCGCTAAATACTTATATATGGACTGCTGGGTGCTGTAATTAGCTACTGACGGCTTACGTTTACCCGTTTTAATATCAGCAATAGTATTCTTGTTGATGTAGTCAATAGTACCACCAAGTTCTGATACTAAGCGATGCTTAATATCTACTTTATAAAACTCTTCAACACCTGTTGGTATATCTGTGAAAGGCACTATGTCTTCAACAAATGCTTCAGTACCTGCTAGTATCTCAGCCGCACAAGTGCCCTGGGTTTCACCATCGTTGAACTGCATATTATCCTGCTCGTTCTCAACTTTCCAGGCTTCCATAGCGGCATCAGTCATAGCACCAAGGTTAATACGCTTATCACCTGCGTCTATACTTTCTTTCCACATTTGCTCTGCAGCAGCATGAATAGAAGTACCAATAGCGGCACGACTAGAGGGCATAGAGCGGTTACCTTCGAGGAATGTAGAACCCCATTGCCAAGCACAACCAAAGAATCCATCAACAGCTGACGGGCGAATACGAATATCTTCTTGTAAAATTTGAATAGTCATTATTTTAATCCTAGTACGTAAAGGAACATTAGGTTGCACAGTAGATGATCGCGATGAGGTAACTTAGTTTCATCATCAAGCTCTTCTGTTGCATTTAGATGTCTATGAGCTGCTGCCAGGTATCTACCAGTATCTGTACATTCTTTCCAGTTGCCTGGTTTATACTTGCGAGCACCAAAAGTTAGTACTGCAGCTAGAGAGCTCTCCATATCATAGAAGTCTTGATATTGACCAAAAACTAATCTTAGTAGAACACCCCAGTCCTCAGCAGTATTGAACTCAGGCCGTATACTCCATTGGTACAGTGTAGCTTTAAGCTCTTTCTTTTTAGGGAAAGGTTGGTTCCACTTATCAAATTTTATCGCTAATAACGCAAACATAGGGTCAATCAAGTCAAAGCGAGGTTTATCACCATCAAACTTCATAAAGGCTTCTACAACCTCTACTCTTTGTATGCCTACTAACTGTAAAGCACGAGCACAGTCTGGACAAGGTGGATGTGTAACGATAGCCTTAACTACTTGGCTATCTGTTGCAGGGCCGTTCTTCCAGTTATGGATAGCATTAAGCTCAGCATGTACTTTTACATCATTAAAACCCTGGCCTACTATATCACCTGAGCTATCAAGTAATAAACAACCTACTTTGCGCTTCTCTACGTTAGACTTAGCTGCAATACCCATTACATATTTAGTTAAGTGTTCCACGGGCTTCCTCCAATAATTTAGTTAAACGGGGTTCAGGCGCTTTAAAGTAAGGTCCCTTATCTATATTAGCTTTAACGTCGTTAGCAGTCTTAGTTATTGTCTTAGAGTCATTTGCATCACAAACAATAAGCAAAGCTTCAATGCACTGGCTATTATCGAGACCAAAACTAGTCATTTCTGCTAAACAAGAAGTTATGATTAACTGTAATGACATAGCCATAGGGTAATCGTGGTCAAACTCTAGCACATCAATATAGGTACTATTGTACATTGCTGGATAAAGCTCGTTACAGTCTAACTGGTTTTGTACCACTTGTACTGCTTGAGCTTGTGCAGCATTAAGGTCTTCAGTCTGTACATTAAGCTTCCATAATGCGCCAATAGACACAAATATCAAGTCACATAAAGCATCGAGTCTATCAACAGGTGTTTTAGCTTCTAAAAATTCACGTTGTTCTTCACGTAGTAAGCTAATAGTTAAGGGTAGTGAATGCTCTTGTTCATAACGGGCTGCATTCCAAGCACCGACTCTTTGTAATACTGTATTCATAATTATGCCTTTAGTTTAAATGAAAGTGGACGTAGTGAATCAAACGGTGGTATTTCTATATCTTTAGGTTCAAAGTCACAAAAGTCTTTACCTTTAGGAGCTTTTAGAGTATATATAGGAGCTCTCAAGGGTTTGTCATTTTCTACTTTGTGAATGTACTCATAAGCACCTTGAATATGCTCTTCATAGACGTGGCAGTCACCAAGGTCAAATTTTATCTTACCTGGTTTTAAGTCAAACTCATTTGCTATCATAATAAGCCAAGCTGCACCAAAGATAATATCTGAAGGCAAGCCTATCATCATATCAACACTGCGTTGAGTCCATATCATACTTAGCTCACCGTTAGCTACATAAAACTGATAACTATAATGACAACAAGGTAAACTTAGTTCTTGTAACTTATGAGGTCTCCAGCTGTTAATAATCATACGACGGTCGTTAGGATTATTACGTAAGCTTTCTTTGAGCTGTGCTATTTGGTTAAAACCTTCGTAGTCAAACCAGGTGTTACCGTAGTCTACTCTTAGCTTACCATCTTCATCAGCCCATAAGTCCCAGTAGTTACATCCCCAGTCTTTAAAGTCTTGGACGCAAGTAGGACGGCGAAGCATTGCTGCTAACTCACCAAGTACACCTTTATAGTACATTTTACGCCCTTGAAGAATAGGAAAGTAGTGCTCTAACCCTTTAACTTCTAGTGACATACCAAATAAAGACTTAGTCTTACCATTTCTTGTTTGCTTATCTACGCCATTAGCTAATATATCAGTTATTAGTGCAGCATAATCATGTTCATACTGTAGCATGGGTCATTCCTTCTAAGTTATAGTTCCAAATGTCGTCGCAGTCATCATCTTCAATCTCACCCCAGTTCTTACCAACAATTACATCTACTGGCATAGGTAGGTCAGTTATTTTATACAACTTGCTCATTTCAAACCAAGCCTTTTGCATTGCATCAGCTTTAAGTTTAGCTATTGCTTGGTAGTGCTCAGGCTCGTCAGGTCCTTCAGTGATAAAACTATCATGTATGAAGTTACACACCATGAAATCTACACCCTGCTCTTTATTATATTTCTTCATCTTAGGGTAGAAGTAATGTAGAGCTAATTTAGCTACCTCAGCACCAGCACCTTGGTTTTCAATATTAAGCTGGTCAGTCATCATCTTAGCTTTATACTTGCGACCTAAAGGTGTACTGCCTAGACGACCTTGACGCCATTTGTTGATACCAACTTCTTGCCAAGCATATATCTCTTTCCAAAGGTTACGCCAGCGACGTCTATCCCGTACGGCTTGCTCTTCGCTAAGTAATATCTCAGCTTGAAGAATAAGAATAGAGATTAACATATTAACACCGCCACCATAAAGGAAGCTAAAGTTATAGGTCTTTGACAAGTTACGTTGGTCTTTAGTCCAGTCTTTACCGAATATCATCTCAGCAGTGAACCCATGCAAATCAGCGCCAGACCGGAAGAGGTCTTCCATTGCCTTACAAGCAGTGATAGCGCATATAGTACGTAATTCTAACTGAGCATAATCAGCATACACTAGAACACGGCCTTCAGGTGCTTCAAACATACCTTTTAGTTTACGCGGTAACTGCTGTAAGTTCTGGTCTTTACTAGCAAGGCGTCCTGAACGTGTACTAGGTAAGAACTTACCATAGATACGACCATCAGTAGTATCAAACTTGTCTAAGAAGCTGTTTTGCTTTCTTAAGCGACGCACTTGAAGTATCTGATGTGCTTTAGTATTGCCAGAAAGAGACATTTTAGTTAAAGCTAAAGCATCAGACTCAGTAACACCACCTAACCACTCACGGACTTGCTTATATGAGTTAGCATTAATAGGAAGATTAATATCATCGATTAATTGCTCATTGTCTTGATAACGATAGTAAAGCTTATCTTTGTTTAAAGGCATGCCATTCCACTGGAAGTCAAGACAATATCTAAGTGTTAGCATATCTAACTTATAATTAGTATCGTCTACATGAGCTTTAACAGCTTCCCATAGTTGTGGCATATAGTACACATCAGTAGCAGCATACAAGCGCTGGTCTTCAGTTAAACTAAGTTTAGACCAATCGGACTTCTGTAGCGACTTCTTATCCAGGTGCTGCCTAGTATAAGGACAGTAGCCTAAAACATACTGGAACGTCTCATCTAAGCTAAACTTCTCTTTGTCACTGAAGTGCAAGCGACCAAGTAAGAAAGTGTCTTCAAAGCTCTTAGGAATCCATTTAGTATCTGTTTGCTGCTGTACGGTGGTTAAGTCATAGTGACTGTTATGCCAGACTGTTGTGAACTTATCTAGTTGAACAGCTAACAATAATGGGTCAGGCGTGTCAACCATAATAACATGGTCTAAGTGAGGTTGGTAAGCCTGGAGTAGTCTAACTTGGCCATATAAGCCCATTGTCTCACAGTCACAGAATAGAGGTTCATCAGACTTGAACAACTCAAAAGCTTCAGCGATAGAATATATCTTATATGGAGTCTTCATAGTCTTGACTTCCTTGCAAACGGACTGTGTGCATTGCGTAAGCGATATTCAGTGAGGTCAATCTCTTGAACAATCCACTTATAGTCAAAGTCTACAGTTAAGTCTACATCGGTAGTCATGTCATATACTTTAGCTAGTTTTAGTTCAACGCCAGCCATAACGGCTACAAAAGTGTTTTTACTAATAGGAGTGGGTGTGCGGTAGGTGTACAAGCGGTTACCGTTAGGAAAGGCTACGCGTACATACAAGTTTTCCATAATTTATACCTTATATTAGAGTGCCTGGTTAAGTGCACTGTCTTAAAACGTGGAAGAGCAGAACTCTTTCCAAAAAAGACGGCTACAGCAGGGAGACTATAGCCGCCAAAAACTTAGGCAAGGTAAATAAGAGAAAAAAACTTGCCTAAGTACGCCTACTTAAAGCTTAACTTTAGGTTCAGCTTCTGCTTCAAAGTCATCATCGTTTTCAATGCCTGTAAAGCCATCGTCTTCAGACTCAAAACCATCGTCAGAACCAGTAAACTCTACAAACTTAGTTAGCTGAAGGCCATTCAAGTACAGAGTAACACCTGCATCTAAAATTTTGCCGTTCTTCTGACTAGTGTAGATACCCATAGCACCTGAGATGTAACCCTCAGAGCCATTACCAATAGACTTGTCACCAAGACTAATAACGTTAGCTTTAGCATTATATACTTTAACAACTTTAGCGTCACCAGAAGGGAACGTAGTATCAGTTGAGAATGTAAGATGCATCTTACCTTCTTTGTCAAAGACTTTCTTACCATCGTCATCGTAGGTAGGTTCGCCATCATCGTCAAGCACTGGGTCATGGAAGTAATAACCAGTAGACTTAGGCTTGCGCTTGAATCCTTTAGGTTTATTTTCTTCCCAGAAAGCATCAATCTTAGCAATGATAGCTTTGTGAGCTGGAACGTTTTGAGGGTCAATAACAATGTTCGCCTGGTACTTCATTTTGCCAGATAAGTTTTCTTTACCTTCGCCTGAAATAGTTACCCACTCGAATTTGCCTTTAGGAGTTTTGATTTTTTCTATAGCATTTGCCATGTGTATATACCTGTGTTATATGAGTTAAAATGATTTGTTCAATTAATCAACTGAACAATTATATTATATTACACTTGATTAAAAAAGTATAATAACGTTTAGCTATATGAAATTAGTTTGTTATAACTTTTTCACTAGCCCTTGAGAGAGCAACGTACATTAGCTTCAAGTATGTTGCCATACTGAAATACGCTGCTTTATACAAGTCTTCTGTGTCAACCAGGACTGTACTGTATGTACTGCCTTGTGACTTGTGTACTGTCATAGCATGGTTAAAATCTAAGCATACTACACATTCATTAAAGCTAAGGAAGTCCCGCCATGCTTTAGCTCTACGTCGAGCGAGTGGGTGGCTCTTGTTCTGTGCGGTCCACGCTGCTGCTTTATAGCCTTTAAAGTCGTGCTCTATTACCCTATTACTCTCTGCCGCATCCGCTTTAAGGTCATCAAGCTTTAGTTTAAAATCATAATGGCCAAAGACTGCTGCCATTGTCACTCGCTCCCCATCTAGGTCTTCCAGAATCGCGAATTTTTGCTTATTTTTGATTAGATATTCTAATGTCTTATATTTAGAATTAAGTTCTAATGGGTCTCCGAATGGAAGCTCTATTTGCATCGGATAGTCAGTCCATCCAAGAAATTTATAATGATGTCTAGTGGTAGGACTAAAGAGCATATCACCTTCTAAGGGTTCATCATAACCTTGTATTCTTGCGTTAAGCTCCTGGACACGTTCATTCGTGTATGCCAGGATAATATCACCTTGCTCTTGAGCTAAGTCACGACCACGTACAAAGTTCTTATTCTCTGTTAGTGGTACTATAGGCTTGCCTTCAATGAAGCTAACTAATTGCTCCAGGGTCTGACCTAGAGGGTTATCTTTAGCTTGTCGCTTAATCTCAGTTAGCATTACCTGGTAGTTACCATGAGGCTCTACAGCTTGCTGGTCTCCTACTGGAGGTAACTGATAAGGGTCTCCTAACCAGACAATCTTAATGTCGTCTGCTCTGAGGTCCATGAGGTCCTTCTCACC